ACACATCCAAAGGCATGGCCATGAGGATGAGAACGGAAAGACATCCCCTCAAAGCACTGCTTATTTCAAGCTGGCAGCACAGCATACAAAGCTTCTTCCGGAACTAGGCCTTTCTCCCAGCAGTCGAGCAAGATTGTCGGTAGCTGGTGTGGTTGATGAGAAAGAAGAAGAAGAAAGCATGTTGTCCCTGATTAAGAGCCTAAAGCGGGAATAACATGCACCCGTGGGAACGCTACATCCAGCGAGTCGAGAATCGAGATGTAATAGTCGGAAAGTATATTCGATTACAGGTTGAAAGACACCTTTCTGACCTCAAGAAGCAATCAACCGAAGACTTTCCATACTACTTCGATGAGAAGATTGCTGAAGGTATTTGCAAATTCTTCCCAGCAGCACTGAAGCACTCCATCGGAGAACATGCAGGTCAACGGTTTGAGATTGAGGATTGGCAAGCCTTTTTCTTAGCTAATCTTTTTGGGTGGCAGCGTGACGATGGCCGAGGAAGACGATTCCGACAGGCATTTTTTACTGTGGCCAGAAAGAACGGCAAGTCTACCTTGGCTGCTGGGATTGCCATGTATATGGCGGCAATTGACTTTAACCCTATTTCAAAAGAACCAGAGTCACGATCCCAGATCATCCTAGCCGCAACAAAGCGAGAGCAAGCCGAGAAGGTCATCTTTGCTGAGTGCTTGAGAATGAGACATCAATCCAAGCTCTTGAAGGATTCGTCCACTGTTGCAAACAAGATCATGACCTTTAACCACAACGGTGGAAACATTCAGTGTGTAGGATCAGACCGACCCTACGACGGACTAAATCCCCAGATGGTTTCCTTGGACGAGACCCACGCTTTCTCGAACCCTCATCGCAAGTTCTATAATACGATGGTCACGGGTAGTGGTTCGCGAGTTCAACCGTTACTGATGACAACGACGACTGCTGGTGATGATCAATCACACATTTGGCTCGAACAGATTCGTTTCTGCAAAAGCGTTCTCAACGATACAGTAAAGGAAGAAACGCTACTGCCAATCATCTATGAGCTAGATGAGGAAGATGATCCACTTGACGAAGACAATTGGATAAAGGCAAACCCCAATCTTGGAGTGTCCATCACCAAGGACTTCCTCCACGCCCAAGCAAAGCCTTGCAAGACATCGACGACAGCACTCAATCGGTTCAAGAGGTATCACGCAAATGTCTTGGTTTCATCGACTGAGAGAATCTTCTCGTTGGAGGACTTCGATCAGTGCCGTGACCAACTTTCTGACTGGAAGCAGGCTGACTGTGTTGCTGCTGGAATTGATCTTGGTGGCCGTGATGATCTTGCTGCTTATGCGTTGGTAGCTCGATTCCGAACAGGAGAATACAAGTCAGACGATACACCGATTTACCGCTACGAAGCTAAGACATTCAGCTACATAGCAAGGAACTCAAAACGAGACCTAACAGCTATTCCATTTTGCGACTGGATTTCAAATGGATTGATTAAGGTCACAGAGTCACCCATCACCGACTTGCAGCAAGATTTCGTCAATGCCTACTGGGAAAACTACTGCATTGATGCTGCGATTGATCCATACCAAGCACAACAGTTTGGTGAGCAGGTAAGTCAACAGGGAGTCGTCATTGCAACGATGGCCCAGACGACTGCTCACTTCAATGAACCAATTTCCGACTTCCGCCAATCAATGGCTGATGGTCGGTTCAGACATGACGGGAATCCACTCTTGAGATGGTGTCTGACAAATGCAGTAGCAGTCAGAGACAGGCAGGATAGGTGGATGCTCGACAAAGCAAATTCATCATCAAAGATTGATCCACTTGTCGCCATGCTTATGGCGTACCGACGAGCGATGGTTGCTCCCGGTCGCGGGGATGGGAATGTGTTTATCACTTAGAGGAAGAAATGAAACAGAGTAAATCGTTCTGGGCGTTTACGAACCAGAAAAATCCAGCAAGCTGGCTTGTCGAGTTCTTCAACGGGGAGAAGTCGAGAACCGGTATCAAAGTCAATACAAAGACTGCATTGGGTCTTGCTGCTGTTATCTATGCAGTCAACAAGATCAGTGGCCATGTAAGTCAGCTTCCATTCAATGTCTTCGAGCTAATGCCCGATGGTAACCGTGAACTGAAGAATCAAAACCCAGCCTACAGGCTGCTGAATGTTTCTCCTAATCAGGCCATGACTGCTTTCACACTGCGTGAAATCATGATGGTTCATGCTTTGATCAGTGGCAATGGCCGATGCTATATCGCAAGAAACAATCTTGGAACTCCGGTCGAGTTAATTCCGATTCTTCCTGAGAACTGTCAGACGATGCTTGTCGATGGTGAAAAGTGGCATCTGGTGACAGCCCATGAAGGCACGACACAGAACACTTTGCCACTCAAGCTGCTTCAAGGCGAATACTACAAGATCCCTGATCGTGATGTCTTGCACATAATGAACACATCACTCAATGGTGTTTGGGGGATGCACGTTGTAGAGATTGCCAAAGATGTATTTGGTCTTGCTCAAGGTGGCCAAGAGGCAGCAGCAGTGACACTTGCTAACTCTGGGCGTCCCGGCTTATTGCTCGAAGCACCTGTAGGTATGTTCCGAAGTGCTAAGGATGCTCAGGAGTTCCTCGACAACTTCAATAAGAAGCATGAAGGTGTCACCAATAGTGGTCGAGCAGGTCTTCTTCGAGATGGGATGAAGGCTAACACACTTCCTGTCTCAGCATCTGATGCACAGTTTCTTGAACAGCGTGCTTTCCAGCGTGAAGAAATTGCTTTGCTATTCGGCCTTGAGTCAATCATCGGTGACAACACCGGGCAGACTTATCGAAGTATATCAGAACGCAATACAGCCTACATCAACAACTGTTTGCAGCGTTGGCTTTGCAAATGGGAAGAAGAGGTCAGCAAAAAGCTCATTAGCCCAGCAAGACCACTTGAGGTCGAGTTCGATACGACTCCTTTGCTCAAGGGAGACCCGAACTCTCTTGCTGATTACACGATGAAGATGCAGCAGCATGGAGTCCTGACAATTAACGAGATCCGAGCGATGCACGGTTTTGTTCCTGTCGAAGACGGTGACAAGCTGCCTCATCAGATTGCGTTGGACATATCAGAGGCTACTGAGCCTGCTGTTGAACAAGAAACTGAAGAACCTGAACCGGAGGATGAAGAAGATGAAGCTGGAGAGTAACCCAGAAAAGAAAGAGATCACGATGAGAGGATTCATCGGTGATTACGAGAACGGAATCTCAGCCGACGATTTCCGAGATGTGCTTGCAGAACATGCTGGACAAGATGTAACGATCTACCTCAATAGTGAGGGCGGAAGCGTTACAGATGGCCTTAGCATCTTCAATGCAATTGCGAGTCATGACGGCAAGGTGACTGTTCATATCGACGCACTCGCGGCCTCTATCGCAACTGTGATTGCTGTTGCTGCTGATGAGGTCAAGATGAACTCAACTGGCAAGTTCATGGTTCATAGATGCTGGACTGCTGCCGTTGGAAATTGTCAGGATTTCCGAAGCATGGCTGATGTCATGGATCTTCTCGACAAAGACATTGCAGCAAGCTACTCGGAAAAGACTGGCAAGCCTGAGTCTGAGATGCTGGCGTTGATGGATGCCGAGACTTGGATGGACGCTGAAACTGCACTAGCTGCTGGATTTATCGACGAAATCGTTGAGGTCAAATCCAAGAGTGCTAAGGCTGCCGCAGAACCTCAGAAGATCATTGCGGTGTGCAATCCTGCTTTCCACGCTGCTTTGCGTGCCAAATGTTCACTGCGCCGGATAAAGCTGAAAAACTGACGCTGTAAAATTAGGTTGTTCCCGAAGGAGTCGGGACTTAATCAAGAAGGGAAGCTATGAAACAGATTCATGAGATCAACGCCCGACTCGAATCAATTGCTGACGAGTTGCAGGCACTAAGCGATTTATCGCAGGAAAACGAACTCGATCAAAACCAGATTGAGTTGGTCAACGAACTCGACGCCGAGTTTAAGTCGCTTGAGGAGAAAAGGATGTCTCTTCAGGCGGTTCAAGACAAGCTTGATGCTGCAAAAGCAGCTAAGGCAATTCCAGAAACAAGCTCGATTGTAGAGCCTGCTCAAATTGAAGACTCAGTCAAGGAAGACAAACAAGTGATCCCAGCCCGTGTTAAAAACCAGCGAGTTAAGCACTTTGCCTCCGCTGAAGATGCTTACATTTCAGGCATGTACTTAGCTGCTCTTGGCGGAAATGCTAGAGCAAAAGAGTTCTTGGCGGCACAGTCCATTGGCACTGATAGCCTCGGTGGATTTACCGTACCTGATCCGCTCTCCGATGCTTTAATTAACCTTATTGAAGATCGTGGAACTGCTCGTCAGAAGTCCCAACGGATCGTAATGTCAGCCGACACTTGGAGTGTTCCAAAGGTTGCTGGGCAAGCCACAATTTATTATCCAAATGAGGCAGCGAGCATCTCGGACAGCTCTGTTTCCTTCAGTCAGGTGCAGCTAGCTGCGAAGAAACTTGCCGCACTAGTCAAGATGTCAACAGAGGTTACTGAGGACTCGATTCTCGACATGCTCAGTGTCGTTGTTGACAGCATCGCATACTCGATTGCACTGGAAGAGGACAAGAACCTCTTCAACGGTGTATCTGGTGGTGTTAATACTTCTGGCATTGCAGGCGATGCAAGCGTTGACGATACCAACGTAGCATCTGTTAGCGCACTTGCACTAACCGACCTGACTGCATGTTCGTCTGGCATTGGCAACCCGATTATCGGTGCAGTCAACGAATGGTACATGTCACCAGTCGTGTTCCATGGAGCCGTCCGCGATCTTCTGAACGCTGCCGGAAATAACAGCATGAGAGAACTAGAAGAAGGTCAGCGACCTACCCTTCTCGGTTATCCTGTCAATCTAGTTAGCTGCTTGCCATCTGCACCTGCCTCCGGCGAATTGGTTGCAGTCTTTGGTGACTTGCGACTTGGTGCTTACTTCGGTGATCGTCGTGCTTTGAACTTTAAGACTCTGAACGAGCTGTATATGGAACAAGACCAAATCGGTGTTGTCGCGACGGAGCGTATTGACATCAAAGTGGCTAACCCAGAAGTTCTTGCCAAGATCACGATTACCTAATGAGTAGGTACATCTTTGTAAAGACTCGCCTCGGATTTGAGGCGGGTCGTGTGATTGATGATTCTTCTCTTAGGGAAGGGATTATCAAGACTCTATTAGACTGTAAAGCAATCGAGATCGTAGCTGATGAAGTGGACTCTAAAAAGAACGTCAAGTCCTCAGTTCCTAGCGGTGACGCTGGACGAGGCAAAGGCGCATCTAAGGGTAAGCGGGTCAGCACAAAACGATCTGATAACAAGGCTGATTGAGTCTGCTACAGAACAGCTTGAGCGAGACATCGAGCGGTGTCTTGTTCAGGCAACGTGGCAACAGAGTCAATATGGTTTCCCAGAAGAGGGAAAAGCCATTCTGTTGAACATGGGAAGTGCTACTGCCATAAGTTCGATCACCTACTTGGATGAAGACGGTGCAGAGCAAACATTATCAGCCGACCAGTATTCTCTTGACAGTGGCCGAAATGCGGTTACTTGCCTTAACGACGATGACGGTTGGCCAGAGACACTACTGACCCCCAGCGAACGAGACACAGTGTTTGTCAACTTTGCCTGCGGAGTAACAAGTGCTGACTGCTTGCCGAGGCTTTATAAGCAAGCAATTCTTGTTGAGGTTGGGCGATACTACTATGACCCTGCCCAAGAGAACGGTGTCAACACGAATGATGGCCGAACCTACGAGAACCTAGTCAAGAAATTGATCAGGAGTTCGTATCCGTAATGCCAAAGGTCACAGGATTCAATCGAAAGAGGGTTGGCCATAGGAATTACCTTGCCACGATAGAAAACCCTCCGACAGCAGAAGATGAGTATGGAAACACTACATATTCGACAGGGACTTGGACAGCAGCAGTGCAGTCATGGCCATGCGAGTTGGTTGACGTTTCAGGCGGTGAAATCGTTGATGGCATGATGACAAAATCGGCAACTGAAAAGGTTGCCATTGGCGATAAACCACAACTGGATGCTGCAAACATTACATCCCAAAGTCGTTGCATTATCGACGGTAAGACATACGGTATCACAGCAGTTCGCGATGTTTCAGGTGACGGGTTCACTATGAGACTTGAACTGAGGAGTACCAAATGACAAGCGAGAAAGACAGGGTAAACAAAAAGGTCGAAAGCTTTGTCAGGTCAATGAAAGGGCGTGGAGGTCGCGGGACAAGGGTTCAAGTGACTGCTACCGACCTAGTTGCAGACCTGCAAAAAGTTAGCGATGAGTTCCTGAAAAAAGTTTGTCCGACTGCTGTTGGGTATGCAGGCTCGATTATCCGAAAACAAGCTCAAGATGACATTAGGAATGGTGGATCACAAACCACTATTGGAATGTCGAGAAAGACTGGAACAAGAAAGAAGTGGTCAAGGAGGGTTGCCCAAAAGCGTGGCAGAAACAGTCCATCGCTTGGTGACAAAGGGGTAATCATAAAGAAAAACATCAGCAGAAAAGCTGGAGGACTTCTTTCAAGCCAGATTGTCGGCCCTCGATACAACAGCGGATCTGACAAAGACAAGAACTTTGCACACACTCATGAACCTAGAG